AGAAAAGGAGAGAAAACAAAGCTTTTGGAAATAGTGGACTTTCGGATGAAACAAAATTAAAGATTAAAATGTCTAGTTTAGGTAAACCAAAATCTACCGAAGCAAGAAATAATATGAGTAAAGGAAGAACAGGTAAAACTAGAAACCAAACAAAAGTTAGATCAGATAAGGGAAAACCAAGAGGAATTAGCCCATGGGTTTCAGAAAGTCTTAAAACTAGAAATAGAGAATCTACCTTCAAACCAGTTATACAATATGATCTAGAAGGTAATATTGTTAGAGAATACAAATCTGCCCAAGAAGCAAAAGATATTACAAATTTAAAAATCCAGAATGCTCTTTTAGGAACTACTAAAACTTCTGGAGGTTATATTTGGAAATACAAAGAATAAATATTATATTTACATTAAATAAAAGTTATTAACAATTTAAAAAATAAAAGTTTTGACCCTCTCTTCAATTGACGAATACGGACCATCGTTCCAGATGAAAGTGATATCTTCTTTATTAACACATAAAGAATTCTTGCAAAACATAAACGACGTACTAAGTGATGAATACTTTAGTAATCCGGCTCATAAATGGGTTATAAACGAAATTATTAAGTACTACGAAAAGTTTCATACAACCATTTCTATGGATATTTTAAAAGTAGAAATGAAAAAACTAGACAATGAAGTACTTAAAGTATCCGTTAAAGAACAATTACGTGAAGCTTACAAAGCTGATTTAGATGATTTGGCTTACGTGCAAGAAGAATTTTCTACATTCTGTAAAAATCAACAGTTAAAGAAAGCATTATTAAGTAGTGTTGACTTATTAAAAGCTGGCGATTATGACTCAATTAAATATATGATTGAATCAGCAATGAAAGCAGGACAAGATAAAAATATTGGTCACGAATATAAAAAAGATACTGAATCACGTTACCGTGAAGACCATAGAAAAATTGTTCCTACTCCATGGACTGAAATTAATGAATTAGTTCAAGGTGGTTTAGGTAATGGCGATTTAGGATTAATTTTTGGTAATCCTGGTGGAGGTAAATCTTGGACATTAGTTGCTTTAGGTGGATTTGCAGTTCAAATGGGTTATAATGTTATTCACTATACTTTAGAGTTAAGTGAAGCATATACTGGAAGACGATATGACGCTTTCTTTACTGGTACACCTGTTGACCAGTTAGAAAAACATAAAGAACACGTAGAGACATTAACAGCCGAATTACCAGGTGAATTAATTATTCGTGAATTTCCTATGGGAAAAACCACAATTGGTACCATAGAAGCACACATCCAAAAAGTAAGAGACCTAGGAATTGAACCAGATCTTATTATTATAGATTACATCGATCTTCTTTCAACAAGAAAAAGAAATGTTGATCGTAAGGGAGAAATTGATGATATTTATATTAGCACCAAGGGATTAGCTCGCGAATTAAACATACCAATTTGGTCAGTTTCGCAAGTAAATCGCGCGGGAGCCAAAGATGATATTATTGAAGGCGATAAAGCAGCAGGTAGTTATGACAAAATGATGATTACCGATCTTTCAATGTCGTTGTCAAGAAAGAAAGAAGATAAAGTTAATGGAACTGGACGTCTTCATATTATGAAAAATAGATATGGGATGGACGGTTTGACTTTTCAAGTAGATGTTAACACATCAAATGGTCACATTGCAATTGGAAACCATTACGATGAAGAAGCAGATACAGTTACACCAAAAAAACAGTCAAACGATAACTTTGACGATTTAGATAAAAAAATGTTGGCAAATAAATTTTTTGAATTAAATACATGATAACAGAACTTAGACCCCATTACAAACCATTCGAATATCAAACAGCATTCGAATTTTACAAAGATCAACACAGAGCCCATTGGTTAGCAGACGAAGTTCCATTATCATCAGACTTAAATGACTGGAAGCTTAAATTAAGCGAACCAGAAAAAAACTTAATTGGTAATATTTTAAAATCGTTTGCTCAAACCGAGACGTATGTAAACGATTATTGGGCAACAAAGGTGGCGGTATGGTTCCCTAAACATGAAATTAAAGCTATGGCGTGTGCATTCGCTGATTTCGAATCAATACATGCTGAGGCTTATGCTCGTTTAAATGAAGAACTTGGATTAGATGATTTTGAGGCATTCATGGAAGATGAGGAAGCAAAAGCTAAAATTGATCGTTTAGTTGAATTACCCGGAGATACATTACGTGAAAAAGCACTTTCATTAGCTATATTCTCTGCATTTACAGAAGGTGTTAATTTATTTTCTTCATTTGCTATCTTGATGTCTTTTCAATTACGTAACTTGATGAAAGGTACAGGCCAAATTGTAGAATGGAGCGTACGTGATGAATCATTACATTCAAAAGCTGGATGTTGGTTATTCAGAACAATGGTAGAAGAAATGCCTGAATTAAATGAAGGTATGGAAGCACAAATATATAATGCATGTGATTTATCAGTTAAATTAGAATTTGACTTTATCGATAAAGCATTTGAAATGGGTGAAATTGAAGGTTTGAACAAAAACCAATTGAAAAACTTTATTAAAGAACGTGCTAATCAAAAATTGATTGAATTAGGTTATAATCCTTTATACAATGATATCGATCCTAATCTTTTGAAACAAATGGAATGGTTCGGACATTTAACAAGTGGTAAAACACATCAAGATTTCTTCGCAGGAAGAGTAACAGATTATTCAAAATCAACAGCTGACTGGAGCGATTTATAAATATTTATTATAAAGTTTAATGAAATTATTTAATCTACTAAAAGAAACATTACTTGAAGCTAAATTTGGAGATGTAGCAGTGTGGCCCTCTAAGGGAGCCCAACGAGGTACATCTGAATCTGGAGCTAAATCATTTGATATTATGTTAGGCAATCCTGATATTATTAGAAAAATGGCTAAAACCTCAATGGGTGAACCAGGTAAAATGACTTCTTTTAAATATGATGGGCCTGGAGGTGATACATTTAAAGACTATGAATGGGATGCTGATACTAGCCAATGGGATGTTTGGAAAAATATGAATTATATTATACTAACCCCTGGCAATTACACTCATTGGTATCATGGTAAAATGCCTGGTGGAACTTATAAAGATGAAGCAGGAAACCTACTACCAGGAGCAACAGGAACTTCATTACCTGATTTGACAATAAAAGGTTTTGGCTATAAGGTATATAAAGCTTTACTTATGGAACCTAGTGTTGGATATATTTTTAGCGATAAATCTTCTAGTCCTGAAGTTAAAAATGCAGTATATTCTAAATTAATGCAAGACGATGATTTAGTTTGGATAGCAGCTGGAGGTACTGGGGGGTTAGATTATGATGATATTGTAATAATTAATCCAAATTTTGCTAACAAATCCAAAATAAAACAAGACTTTGAATCACAACATGAAGGATCTAAATTCTATTATTCTAAAAATTTTTAAATAAAGTTATGAGCAAATTAAACGTAGACACAAGTAAATGGGTAAAAGGTAAAGACTACCCTGTATGGATGGATGAAATTGGTACTTCTATCATCTCACAAGGCTACTTACTACCAGAGGAAAATGTATTTAAAGCATTTAACCGAGTAAGTAAAGCAGCAGGACGTAGACTAAAACGTAAAGATTTAGTACCATTTTTTGCTGAAGCAATGGAAAAAAATTGGTTATGTCTTGCTTCCCCTGTACTTTCAAATTTAGGTACTGAACGTGGAATGCCTATCTCATGTTTTGGAATTGATACAGACGATTCAATTGAAGGGATTGCATTAGCAAACTCAGAATTGATGCGCTTATCATCTCAAGGTGGAGGAGTAGGTATTGGTGTATCTCGAATTCGAGGCCGAGGTAAAGAAATTGCTGGTAATGGTGTTTCTGAAGGTGTAGTTCCATGGGCTAAAATTTATGATTCAACTATCTTAGCTACAAATCAAGGTTCAGTTAGACGTGGAGCAGCTTCAGTTAACCTACATATCAACCATCCAGATATTGAGGAATTCTTAATGATTCGTCGACCAAAAGGAGATGTTAACCGCCAGTGTTTGAACTTGCATCAATGTGTAGTTATTGATGATGATTTCATGAACAAATTAGAGGATAAAGAACCACGCGCTTTGAGATTGTGGGGAGAAATTCTTAAAACACGTTTGGAAACAGGTGAACCGTACATCATGTTTGAAGACAATGTAAACAACAATAATCCTCAAGCATATAAAAACAATAACTTGCATGTTTCAATGACAAACATTTGTTCTGAAATTGCACTTTATACAGATCCATTACATTCATTTATTTGTTGTTTATCTTCATTAAACCTGGCACGTTGGGATGAATGGAAAGATTACACATTTGAAAATGGTATGACTTTACCTGAGTTAACATGTTGGTTTTTGGAAGGTGTACTACAAGAATTTATTGACAGAGCTAAAAATGTTAAATTTATGGAAAACACTTACCGCTCAGCACTTAAAGGTAGAGCAATTGGTATTGGTGTTTTAGGATGGCATACGTTCCTACAAGAAAAAGGTATTCCATTTGCCGGTTTACAAGCAAATTCTTACACTCGAATCATGTCTCAATTCATTGAGGAAGAAGCATTAAAAGCATCTCGTGACCAAGCAAAAGAATATGGCGAACCAGAATGGTGTAAAGGTACAGGTTTGAGACATACACACCACTTAGCAATTGCACCAACAGTATCAAATGCTAATATTTCAGGTGGTGTTTCACCTTCAATTGAACCAATTCCTGCAAATGTATTTAACTTGAAAACAGCTAAAGGTACATTTATCAAGAAAAACCCAACATTGGAGCGTTTACTTGAATCAAAAGGATTTAACATCGATAGTATTTGGGAACAAATTGCTAAAGATAAAGGTTCAGTAATGGGATTACCTGATCATATTTTATCTGCTGAGGAAAAAGAAGTATTCTTGACCTTCAAAGAAATCAACCCGTATGAAATCGTTCGCCAAAATGGTATCCGTCAAAAACATATTGACCAAGCTATTTCATTGAATTTGACATTTGACCCATCTGATTCACCAAAATATATTAGTGAGGTACACAAATTGGCTTGGAGAGAAGGTATTAAAACCTTGTACTACATGCGATCAGAAAGTATTCTAAGAGGAGATAATCTTCAACGTACTGCTGATTGTATTAGCTGCGAAGGTTAACATACGTATAAACAGTAATAGGTTTTTTGTATTTGTTTTGTAATTGTTTAATTAATTTAAAAATGAAAATGAAAAACCTTTTATTGTCTTTGTTATTCTTAGTAGTAACGTTTAATGTGTTTTCACAAGCACCAAATGCCCCCGGATCTGGTATCTATGCCCTAATCCACCCAACTTATCAAGTAGCTCCTACCGCTACAGGATTTACAACAGCTAATGTAACATTGCAAAATACTACATTAACGAAATTCACCGCAACTCAATTTCGTGTATTTTATGACAAAATTGCATTTACAAATGCTACAGTTGCTTTAATTGGTTCTACAACCAACTTAGATATGCAATATGTAGTTAATGCAGCCAATGGTTACATTACTATTACGCTTGTATACACAGGTGCTTCATCTACCTATACTTTAGAAGGTGGTGAAAGATTTGCAGTTACATTTACACATGCTGCTCCTGCTATATTTAATAACTTAGCTTCAATTTCCAACTTAACTTGGACTGGTACGGCAACATTCCCTCAATACGCTGCAAAACAAAATGGTATTGATACTACTTTAACATTATACAGTTATGGTGGTGAATTTATTTTACCAACATTTACATTTGCTGGTACATTTACAAACACAACAGGTACAGCCGCTAAAAACTTACCATTAGCATTACAAACTCGCCCTGCAGGTGGTTCTACTTGGACCCAACATTCAGCTTATTCAACTGATTTAACGGGTAACTTTACATTTACAGTTAACTTAGATACAACTTATTGGGATGTACGTTTAGCAATCCAAGGAGATACAATGGGCATTGGAAATGCTATTTCAGCAACTGATGCACAGTTAATCAATCAATGGGTATTAGGTAACTCAACAATGTCAGGATTTGATTATTATACAGCTGATGTGAACGGTTCAAATAATGTAACAATTTCAGATGCTTATGGTGTATTTGCAAAAGTATCAGGTAACTTTACAGTATGGCCAAATAACGTTAAAGATGTTAAATTCTTTACAGCAACAGAATACGCTACAATCAATAACTCCTCTACCAACTACACTTCAACTATACCAGGTGTAACTAATTTTACATATGAAATTATAGCAGGCCAACCATCCACAGTAACTTATTATGTAGCGGTACCTGGTGATGCGAATGGAACAGGATATCACATGGCTCGTATGACACCAATCGAATTATTGATTGACCCTACACCAGGTGTTGAATCACAAATCTACCACGTAATTGATCATACAGTAGAATATGATTTCCCAACTAGTCAA